CTTGTACCACCTGTAGCAGAAGCACCACTGGTACCGCTGCTACCAGTACTACCACTGGTAAAACTTATAGTACTTATACCACCTGTAGCGGACGCACCACTGGTACCACTGGTACCACTGCTACCACCTGTACCACTTGTGCCACTTGATGATCCACTTAAACCACTGGTACCAACCAAACCACTGCTACCAGCAGTACCGCCTGTACCACTTGTACCACTGGTACCACTGCTACCACTGCTACCACTTGTACCGCTGGTAAAACTTAAAGTACTTGTACCACCTGTAGCAGAAGCACCACTGGTACCACTGGTACCACTGCTACCACTGCTACCACTTGTACCGCTGGTAAAACTTATAGTACTTGTACCACCTGTAGCGGACGCACCACTGGTACCACTGGTACCACTGCTACCACTGCTACCACTTGTACCGCTGGTAAAACTTTCAGTACTTGTACCACCTGTAGCAGAAGCACCACTGGTACCACTGGTACCACTGCTACCACTGCTACCACTTGTACCGCTGGTAAAACTTAAACTACTTGTACCACCTGTAGCAGAAGCACCACTGGTACCGCTGCTACCAGTACTACCACTGGTAAAACTTATAGTACTTATACCACCTGTAGCGGACGCACCACTGGTACCACTGGTACCACTGCTACCACTGCTACCACTTGTACCGCTGGTAAAACTTTCAGTACTTGTACCACCTGTAGCAGAAGCACCACTGGTACCGCTGCTACCACTTGTACCGCTGGTAAAACTTAAAGTACTTGTACCACTTGTTCCGCTTACACCACTGGTACCAGCAGTACCACCTGTACCACTTGTGCCACTTGATGATCCACTTAAACCACTGGTACCAACCAAACCACTGCTACCAGCAGTACCGCCTGTACCACTTGTACCACTGGTACCACTTGTACCACTTGTACCACTGGTATCACTTGTACCGCTTGTACCATTATTACCACTGGTACCACTTGTGCCACTGCTACCACTTGTAAATGCACCCGAACCACTTGTACCACTTGTTCCGCTTACACCACTGGTACCAGCAGTACCACCTGTACCACTTGTGCCACTTGATGATCCACTTAAACCACTGGTACCAACCAAACCACTGCTACCAGCAGTACCGCCTGTACCACTTGTACCACTGGTACCACTTGTACCACTTGTACCACTTGTACCACTTGTTTGGCTTACACCACTGGTACCAGCAGTACCGCCTGTACCACTTGTACCACTTGTTGATCCACTTAAACCACTGGTACCAACCAAACCACTGCTTCCATTAGTTCCTCCAAATCCACTTGTACCACTTGTACCACTTATACCACTTGAAAAACAACTGTTACCACTTGTACCATTTGTACCATTTTGACCACTGCTACCACTGGTACCAGTGGTACCGCTTGTTCTTGCACCAGTACCACTAGTGCCATTTGTACCATTTGCACCACTGCTACCACTGCTACCACTTGTACCACTTGAAAAACAACTGCTACCACTTGTACCATTCAAACCACTTGTACCATTTGTACCACTTGTACCACTTGAAAAACAACTGCTACCACTTGTACCACTTGTACCATTTGCACCACTGGTACCACTGGTACCACTGGTACCGGTAGTACCGCTTGTTCCTGAACCACCACTAGTGCCATTTGTAGCAGATAATCCGCTGCTACCACTCGTACCATTCAAACCACTTGTACCATTTGTACCACTCGTACCACTTGAAAAACAACTGATACCACTTGTACCACTCGTTCCGCTTTTACCACTTGTACCACTTGTACCACTGCTACCACTGCTACCACTAGTGCCACTTGTACCACTCGTTCCGCTTGTACCACCCGTACCATTTGTACCACTCGTTCCGCTTGTACCACTCGTTCCGCTTGTACCAGATGTACCACTTATACCACTAGTACCATTTGTACCAAATATACCACTTGTACCGGAAGTACCGGTTACACCACTAGTGCCTGACGCGGGTGCTATAAAAACTTCTTTTGTGATATTATCTATGGCTAAAACATGAGTTAACGGAAATGGACCAGCGCCTGTACCTGACGGAAGATTAGTATATAGATTATTGGAAACATATATTTTTGAAGCAGTTATTTCGTTTAGGTTTTTTGAACCTGTTAAAAGGCCTTGTGCGTTTGTAATAATTAATAAATTGCTACCAGAAACCACCCTTTCTGTAAAATTATTTCCAGAGGAGTCACGTTGAGTAAAAAGAGATGCAAATCTATCGATACTACTACCCATACATTATTAAATAAATATAAAATAGTTTGTTTAACACGGTAGTCTTATTATTTAATATGACTGAAACAATGATGTAACTATTCTTCTCCATTGACCCGCGCTATAAATATAAAAATAATTACCATCATAGCTTATCCAACCATCTTGACCATAATCATTTGATTGAACTGGTGTTTGTTGATAAAACTTATCTGGGAATCGTTGAAATACTCTAAATGCTGTATTTATAGGTCTACGAGAACTTGTTGTATATATTGGATTATTGCATTCATCATAGCCACTTATATAGGTACTGGTAGAAGGATCATAATCGAACACAGAAATAGCTCTTCTCATCCAACCGAGAGGGTATTGATATATATAGATATAATTTGAATCGTATGCGAGCCAACCATTTTCTCCATATTCGTTTGAACTTTTTGGCGGTGGGTGAAATGGAATCTTTGTGATAGAAACAGATTTCTTTTCAGTTGGATATACATCCTTTATAATATTTTTATCTATAGGCTGTACACCCACTCCATCAACATAATCAAAATCTTGTTGTTTATCTTTAATAGCTGTTGTATCTTCGAAACCATATTGTTTTGCATTATTCTTAATATTATCCATCTGTTCAGCATCTACCGCAGCCTCCATCAACTTAATCTTTCTGATGGTAAACATCTTTTGGGTAGTATTCTTGATACCTTCTAGGCCAGGTATAAACGATGGATTCAACAAATAACCATTTACGGTTAAATTGAATGTGGTTTTAACATTTCTATCATTGGTATCATCCAACTCAATATCGGTGGTAAAGTTATCAGCTTTTACCAAAAACTTAAATCTTTCTTTATCACCCCAATAATCATTGCAAGCGTAACTTATTTCTTCTAAAAGTTTGTTATTTTGATCAACATAATCGGTCCAAATTACGCATTCATATGTAACTATGACTTGTTTAGGCAATGTTACGGTGAATATTTGTTTGGTTGGTCTAGAATTAAACAATATGTTGCTGTTTAAGATGTTGAATCTGTCATACTTATTTTTTTCTGAATAAGGTACAATAGCTTGATATGCCAAATAACGATTAAACGTAGCACGATCCTTATTATCCGCAACTTCTGAGCGTCTCATCATAAATGCAGGCAATAGTATTTTACCTTGATTATCTCTAATATACCCATCTTTTTTCATAGCGGCCCATCTTTCTGGACTACCATATATGATAGGTACTTTAACCAATTCACCATTATCCATCACTTGTAGATTGATCTTATTATTGATAAAACCCATAATGGTACTATCAATGTCCATCAAATCTATCGTGAGATTTTTTACTTCATCTGTATCACGACGTATAGCAAATTGGCGCTTATATGTGATATCTTTGTCAGATTGTGCCATTGGATCTTGCACCATGTTTGGTACAGGATTTACTTGATTATTAGATATTGAACTTACTTGCCATGGCATAATTAATTTTGTCTTTGTATGATATTTAGTTTACTTAATCTCGTATAGTGAGTATTGACTATTAAACTCCAAGACTTATCTGGGTGACCTCCAAGGAATTGTTCTTGTACAACATTATCCATTTCATAAAATCTTTCGTTATACAAAACAACATCTCCAATTTCTGGAAAAAAGTTTGTAATAATACAATCACGTTCTCTGAACTTAAAAATTGTGTTTTGGTTTCTGTCAGGACCAAATTTTGATGCATTTTCACCAGTTATATCTTCACGTTCGGCTAAACATGAAAGATTAATTGCCGGATAAAACATTTTACCTTGTGAAGAAACTGATTCACCATACATGTTTACGGTAGTTTCGTTAATAGCAATCTTAAACACTTGTACAACTATTTCAGCGATATCACCAAAAAATTCTGCGTTAACAGAACTTAATAAGTTCATATCTCTTTTTGAATAAAATCTACCTGGCAAATAATTTGGATTATAAATCCCAACATCTTTTCTTCCTTGTGTCCAATATTCTTTAAACGCAGGATTTTGCTGTGGATATTGTGGTGAATTTGGGATAGCCATAAATTATCCAATATAAATGTGTAATGGAACTTTAGATAGCATTTTGTTCATAGACTCAGATTCTTTATCCTTGTTTTCTAATTGGTTGACACGTAAACTTTTCTCCAACATTTCTCGTAATTTCTCGATAAGATTGCTTGTTTCCTCCTTAGCCTCAGCACGTAATTCAGCACCATCTAAGGTAACTTCGCCACCTGGAATTGGAACCGTGCTATACTTTTGAAGTATACGACCAAGTGTTTCTTTACAAAGTGCTAAGAAATACTTTTTAATCCATTGTTTTCCTGACTGATTAATTTTACAATATGTACAATATTCGTAAGGGATATCACTCGGATCACTAACATATTCGTATCTTGAACCACTAAAAAAATTGGTAATATTTTTATCATTTTCTAGATAATAATCAATCCAAATTTTTACATCATTCATTGGTATTGGGAATATTCTGAGTTTATTATTACCAACTATTTCAAAACTATATTGACTCTTACGTACCATATCATTGAATTCAATAGCTTGAATACGTTCTAAGTCTTCAAATATCGGAGTCATCAAGAATTGAGTTGCCGGACTATAAGCACTAAAACCAAGTTCTGATAATATGTTACTATAACTCATACCAGTCATGCTGAATGGATCGTATATACGAGCAACAGCCGGTGTTCTAAAATGAAATACTCTACGAACTTCAATTCTTGATCCGGTCAAGTGTTCTATATCTTCACCAATCAATTTGTTTAAATCGTATAATTGTTCACTACCACTTATACTTGCAGATACGTTTATATAATTTCTCTTTAGTGGTGTTTCACCATTCACTAGAGCTTCACTACCATATTGTTTACTAAGTTGTACAACAAATGGCAAACCAGTGCTTTTTACGCCCAGTCCAGTTAAATTTGGATATTGATCTTGTGGTAAACCAGTTAAATCTGCCATGTTGTTAACAATATTAAACTCGTTAACTACACGATTATATTCAAGAACGGATTCTTCAAAACAAGCATAGAAATTTTCATCTATCATTTCTATATCAACAATTGGATACCCAAGACGTTTCGCAGCCCACATTGCACTGCTACTACAATCATTTTCAAACGTGGTCTCACCACTATTACAGATCTCGTCCAAATAATAACCAAAAGGAACGTTGCTAGACGTTACAGCACTACCACTGCCGGGCCATCTTATCCTATCTTGATCTAAATTAGCACTCATTTATTATAAATATCGAATGAATGGTAATTTCACTATTTTAATGGTATATATGTAATTTTATATAAAAGAATCCGCAATTATCTTATATACAGATGGTTTTGGTTTTGATTGTAGTTTTTCTTTAAGAAGCAACGCATCTTTCTTTTTCTTGGTGTCCAACACCTTTTTTAGAATATTTTTTACCTTTTTGTTCATATAAATTTGATTATTTTAACAACAAGATTTCCTGTTCCTTTGATAACCCTATGATATGTTTCTTTTGGTATAAAAATTTTTTTATCAAAAGAAACTGGTAGCGAATTATCTAATTGTATTTGCCAATTACCTTCATTTTTTACCACTTCTATCAGCCTATCTTCTTTATCCAAATGCCATTCTAATTGATGAATATCTACATTTGAATTGAATTCACGAATATATTCATTATTTCCTAAATTTGTTTCGTTATATGGTAAACTCATATTTTAATGATCTTACTAGCAGACCCTTTTTCTCTCATATATCTATTGAATTCAACAAATAAATCTTCCGCATTCATTCTGGCATCTACTTCCCAAGGTAGAGTTTTTTCTTTTTCTTCATCGTCATATTTAGGATATTCTTTACCATCCCAACTATTATCTACAATGTTGTATCTACCATCTTCAACTTGTTTGATGTGCCAGCATTCGTGTGCTAATGTTTTAATTTGATTATCGCTACTATGAGGACTGTTTGTTCTCATAATAATCTTATAGCTGTCTACTTTATATGGTTTACTCTTACCTTTAACATCTACCTTACCCTGAACTTTTCCATCTAAATTACCAAACTCTAATTTGATTTTACCGGTGGGTAGATTTAATCTTTTAGCAAAAAATTTATACGCAGTTTTAAGTCTTTCTTTATCAACGATATTTTTTAGTATTTCATTTAAATTAGTACCAAATTTAGGTAAATTATCAACCTCATGTTTTAAAGGTGTAGACAAATCAACCAATTTATACTTGATTGGCAAATTCTTAATTGAATTGAAAACTGTATTAACATTCTTTGGACTATCATCGATAAAAAATATATCATTAAATCCTTCGTTATTAATTTTATCAACAATCCAATCCGCTTTAGCCTGCGGATTACCAGTTCCAAGAGTTATAACCGGCAAATCAATTTTAAATATCTTATTGATAATATTCTTGATGTGCTTATTAGCTTCATCTCCTCTAGCCGTCAGTATGACAGTCAACCTATCTTTAACGCCTGCATTTACAATTTTATAAAATCGTTTAGCAACTGGCTTAATGATTTGAGGATTAATAATTGTTTCAAATTGACTGAAATCAAACTCATCTCCTGGTTTTGGTTCATAGACTGCATATTCAGCAGGTGTAAGATATGAAAACTTACCAGGCCCTTGCTTTAATAATACCTTTGCGGTTGTATGAAAAAGTGTATCGTCAAAATCAAACACCCTTAATTTTTTGGTTTGAATCATAGTAAAGCCTTAATAATTTTTTTGTAAATTGATTCTTTCTTAACTAATTGATCCAATGGCACACCTCTATATTTTTGTCTTATTTGCGCAATAGGCATACCATATTGTTTTTCAGCCTGTGCTGCTAAACTATATCTATCAAGCTTTTCTTTTTCTTTAGCATGTAGTTTACGTGATACACTAGCCGCAACAACACTTTTTACATTGTCGGTATAATACTTTTCACCCGAATTCAATAAATCATTTAGTATCTTAATTTCAATTTCTAAACTATCCACTTCACGTTCCAAATTGGCTTTTTCAGCAGTTGTAAACTTTGCTCCTGTTGTATGTAATTTGCCTCTCTTTTCAACAAACTCTTGGGTCTTATCATCAATTACTTTTTCTAATGATATACCAGCTGGTTTATTATCAGGTTCCAAAAATGCATAGGAAATAGTTTTTTCAGAATCTATTGGTGCCATTGTTGGCATATCTGTATCAGTTATTACTATAGTAACATTATTACCATCAATGAATAATACATCACCGAAAATTTTCATGCCTTTTAATTTTACTTTGTCTCCAATCGTAAAATACTTTGTAGCTTCATTATCATCAGATTGTGATTTAGGTGTTGTAGGTGTCGTTGGTTCTTTCTTGGGTTCATCAATACCATACAATTCATTGTAGGTATAGATTTTGCTGCCTGGTTCATATAATACTTCTTTTACATTATAACCATTGAATTCTATGGCATATTCATATTCTTTCTTAAACGGCATCAATTTAGACAAATTAGATGTCCAAAATGATACAATAATAGCTTTACCTCTTGGAATAGCTGATTCAATTTTTATATCTAAATTTGTAGTTGTTGTTTCTTCAGAATCATCATCTACTTCGAATATCCTACCCTTTAGTAGTGGATCGGCATAAGGACCAAATCTACCAAGACCTTTTAATAAATTTTCTAGTTGTAAATGACCACCGCCATTATTTCCGCTCTTTAATTGTCTTAATGCTTTTTGTGCCCAATAATCAAGTTGATCACGATCAGATGTATATTGTATATCAGGAGCTTTATCCAATTCATCAATCTCTTTTAGTACATCCGGATCATCACAAAGAAATACTTTTTTAATAACGCTATATCCAAATACCAAATTCTTATTTGCTTTTTCATCTTTATAAACAAGAAAAGCACATTTATTAGCTGGAGTAGAGTAATTATAAGTCTTTTTCTTAAAATATACGGTATCTGGATTTTCAATCAAAAGTCGGTTTAAACTAATCATATAGTTATAAATATTATTTGTAGGATATATCGTTTGATATTTATATGAAGAATGATATTAATGACATTTTTAACCATATTGCTACTAATTCTCTGGTGTAGTATATTTGAGTGGCTATTACATAAATATTTGATGCATAAGTCACTTTTCAAGTTTGAATACGCGTATAAAGCTCACACCAAGGTACATCATAATATTTATAAGTACGACGAAACTTATCACGCTCAAAATGGAGATGATGGTAAAAAGATTCCTATGGCTTGGTGGAATGGCGTGGTAATCTCATTACTAGCTGCATTACCTATGTTTATATTTGGATATAAAATATTCTTGTTAACATTTGTTGTGTCTATGTGTTATTACGGAATGTATGAATTTATACACTGGTGTATGCATTTTCCAAAAAGTAGAAATGTAGAATATAGATTATGGTTTAAGAAACTAAACGGACACCATTTATTACATCATAGATATATGCATAAAAACTATAATGTGGTACTGCCATTTGCTGATTGGTTATTTGGTACTTTATTAATAAAAAGTCCAATTAAATTTGGTCAATGTAAACCATCTTATTGTGTACCAAATGTTCAGCCAGAATAATTACTTCTAGGACGCATTGGTTCTATATTAGGATAAACCAAGTCTAGATGATCAAAATCGTCTTTAGTAGTGTCTACTTTTTTGACATTATTATAATAATTTTGCAACCACATCTTACCGATTGGATTCTTAACAGGACTCTTCAAGAATTGAATCACACTTCTCAATACACTTTTATCGATTGGCTCACCACTTTTTGTACGATCAACAATCTTGAAATTGTTCCCAAATATGTTTTGAAAATGTCCCATGTTATTTTGACAACTGAACCACATTTGCGACAATAAATCTTCAGGTATTTTACGAGGTCTTTTATTGTTTCGTTCGATTGCTACTTGCAAGCTTGTGTTTACAAATATCATATAACAATCATAACCATATTGCTCCATAATTCTTTTCTTTATTTGTATGGATTGTATACTATCACCTGTACCATCTATGATAAGACCCAATCGGGAGTTTCTATACATGACCAATTTTTTATTTGTTATTTGTTTTGCTTTTTCTCTAGTAGATTGTGGGCCGATTGTCAATTTTTTAAATTCATCTGGACTCAACTTACTCAAATCAGATGAAATCTTCATTTTCTGAAGCATTTGTTCAAATTCATTATCACTGTTGATTAACTTTAACCCATACTTGTTGACCGAGGAATCAGACGGTAAATCAAACAATTCATTTGCAACTGTGCTTTTACCACTACCAGGTCCACCCGCCATAAATATACATTTGAGTGTAGATGGATCGTCTACACCTTCTGTCAATCTGTTTTTTTTAAGTAATTCAAGTAAGTTCATATATTTAAATATAATTCACATTACGAATATATCGCCTATATTAGCTCCTAAAACATCTTCAATTAGATATGGTATTGTATTTGCAATATTATCTAATTTTTCTTGTGCTTCTTCTAAATTTTGTGTGGTTGCTATAGTTTTGCTACCATAAGGACCAAATCCTACCAAAAGCTTTTTGGTAAGAGGATTAAATGTAATTTTACCGTCTTTTAAATATTGTACAAACAATTCATAGTAAAATTCGTAGTATCTACGATGTAGTTTACCTTCTCTGGCACTACGCATTGTACCAATATGGTTAAACAATCTACCTTTGGCTAAATCAAATGTTCTGGATTTTTTATAATCATCACTGCCATATCTTGTGTTTTCTTTGCTTTTACCGTAAATCTTTAACAGTTCATTAAATTCTTTATCAACCCAGTCAGTATATTCTTTGAATTGATGTGTTTTATTCATTACGTGACCTACTCTATGAATTATAGTCCACGCAGTCATAGGAATTTTATCAGCGGCTGTATTGCTTACAAAGAATACTGTGATGTTATCACTATTGATTTTGAATTGGTTAGGATCTAAACCCAAACCTTCTGGATATGGTTTTACGAGAAATTCGTATGGTACTCTACCTTTTTCGCTGAATTGTCTTAAACCAGGCTTGTTAACAAAATAAAAATCAAAGTTGACTGATGTATTTTTTAACATATCCTTGACTTTTTGTATGGTTACTGGATGACTTAGTGCAGCTCTGTCTCTTGGATCTTTGTATGAAGCGCCTTTTTCAAATCCGCCTAATGTTGTATATGCGCCTAGGGGGGCTTCGTTTAGTATATCTTTAAATTTGATCATAGAGGAGGTGGTGTTGGACTTGGAAATGTATGTGTAGCTGTTGGAATATTTAAACTGGTAAACACAAACTCTCTTTCAAATAAACCGGCTGAATTAATTACTATTCCATTGTAACTATCAATAAACAAATATTGACAGGCTTGATTGTTCAAACTACCATCACTTGTTAGCGAGTATCCAACGCCTAAATTACTTTGTGTTTCCCAATAGGCATCATTTTTAGAATTTTTGGCAGATTCGTACACCCAAGTATTATAGTAAGCTAGATTTTTTCCATAAAAACTTGCAGCATTGTTCTGCATATCTTGTTCAGTAAATTGTGAAGTAACATACTCTTGGGATGGTTGATATGATGTAATTACAAACCTCTTTAACAATACTGACCAAATAGATTGATCCAAAGCATATGTAGCTGTTTCCAATAAACTATTGAATAGTGGATCATCTTGGCTTGGAAATAAATTTGGTGTAGCCAAATCAGAAACATTGCCAGAAATTGTCGTAGTAGCAAATGGAGTGATTAATTGTCCACTATAAGTATTGTTCCACAATCCAGATGTATTGGCATACAAATTTTGTAAATCACTACCACATTGTAGTGATGTTTGTTCAAATCTACTCATAAGATCAGCAAACTCTCCAGCCAAACACGGTGGTGTAGTTGTAGCATATTGAGCTACCATAGAAGCAATAAAATTACCAGCTAATGCTCCTCCAAATCCAATACAACCACCCAATGCTGATGTTGCACTTGTAAGAAGATTTACACCTATTTGTAAACCCATATCTTGATTATCTGTTTGTTGTAACAAGGCATATGCATTTAATATCTTAGAATTACCATACGAGTAAAACTGGTTATTGAATATTATCATGTTATTCAAATTAACTTGTGCATTAGCTATATCAGTTGAAGAAGGAGTTGTTGTCATCTGTTAATAAATATTAAAAAAACTCACTTGGAAAATATCATAGAGAGTAATTAGTTCTGTAGGATTGGACAATTGCCCACTTATTTTCGGGTTGAAATATTTGAGGATACTTTAAATACGAAGCATGTCCATCTGCATATATATATGATGCTCCATTGTTGTGCTTTTTAAAATCTAATTCAGTTTGATCATTACCTTTTCCTTCAAATATATCCATATAAAAATGTCTTGAATTTCCTAACTTTTCCCCAAATATTACTGTTTCACTTACGAATAGAATGGAACTAGACTTCAATGGTTCCTCTAAAATGTCCCAATCCGCGTCAAAATATTCATAGTAATAATCATTAAATCCATTGATTATAAAACTACGATTTGATTTGTTAATGTTTGTTTCAACTAGATTATTTGTAAATTTATCGACAGGACATCTTAATATACCAACATTCTCATAATATGGTTTTAATGCTAATGGCCACTGATTTGTCAAACTACGCGGCGGATATATGTCATTATAATCTAACTTATATTGTTCAGCTGAAAGACCCAATTGCCTAGAGTTGTTTAAACATTGTATTTGAAGCGCTTTACTTTTTGCTTTACTCAATGATGGTAATAAAAGACCGGCTAATATTGCAATTATAGCTATTACCACTAGTAATTCAATCAAAGTAAATGCTTTTTTATTTTTCATAACTAATTGTTTGTTTTTTTAAATTATACTTACCAATTCTATAATAACCAGTATTAGCTGTAAATTTTATCAGATAATTGTCTGTTTTAATAGTCATATCTTCTTCTTACATTCTTCTTACATTCTGGTTCTACTCGATCTTATAACATGTAATCCGCATGTAGGATTACTTGTGTCATCAAACAACCACACTTAACATGTCTATTTTTAGTTAATATCATACTCTTATAAATAGAAAATCCCGCCAGAACCTAGCGGGACTTTGTCATAAATTTATTATTTGATTAAACCTTATTTCCAAGTCTCTTGTTAACAATAGATTGGACTTTCCTTAAAAAAGCAGCATCATCTGTTTTACCATCTCTTTCAGCAGCTGCTGCTTTTCTGGCAGCAATTACAGCATCACCAGTAGTAATCTTGCCATCACCGGTTTGATCCAATTTCTTGGTAACCTTTGGAGCTGGTGGTGATTGTTTCTTAGGCGCTTCTTTCTTAGGAGATTCTTTTTTAGCTTCTAATTTAAGTTCTTCTAGTATTTCTTTGATTAAATTTTTAATTTCGTTACGCGTCATATAATTTCTCCTCTTAATAAATATATTTTAAAATTTAAATTACCAATATTTTCTTTTACCTTTATTGCTCAATGATTTCATTCTATGACTTCTATAAAGCCAATATCCAGCTGTTGTTTGATCTTTTGAGCACATATACGTCTTAATTCAGTAAGAACTGGACGTTTTTCAACCTCAAACTTAACCATATTATATTTGTCGTTTTTAAACGTAGTTTATTTTTTTGTCTTTTAAAAGACAATAAATTTTACCATAAAAAATTTAATTAAAACTTTTACCACAACCACAAGTGCTTGCTGCATTTGGATTAATAAATTTAAAACCTCCGCCCATTAATTCATAAGAATAATCTAGTTCAGCCTCTTTAATATAATTCGCACTAAAATTGTCTATGACTACACTCACACTTTCATATTCATATACCAAATCATTGTCTCTGATTTCATCAAATGTCATACCATACTGTAAACCACTACATCCACCTGCTTCTACAAATATTCTCAAACTTTTGTTTTTATAATCCTCTGTATTTTTAACTAAATTATTTACTTCGGTTAAAGCATTATCAGTTAATTTAATTATTGAAGTTTCTAATTTTATCATAATTTACCAAAATCTACCTCGGCCTTTATTACCTAAACTGCGCATACGATGACTACGACAACTCCAATAACCGGCTGTTGTTCTGTCTTTCTTTTGAGCACATCTATGTCTAGCAGCAAAACTTTTTCGACGAGCTTTATTGCCTGCTCTACTTCTCATATTTGGATCTCCGAATGTTACTTTCTTGATTTTACCATTTTTACCTTTGACGTAGACAGCATATTTTTTTGGTCCACCTGGAGTTCTAACTGGTCTATTAAGTGTAACACTTCTGCCACGATGTTTAGCTTCAATTATCAAATCTTCTTCAATTTCAATCGGAGCATCCAAATAAACTTCTCTACCCTCAAAAATTTCTTTTTTACCAAGGTCACTCTCAACCAATTCAGCGTCTGGATCACATAGTTCAATTAAATTATTGTAATATAACTTACGAACTTCTTCAATTAACTCAAAATAAGATTCACTATAAGTTCTAAAAATGTTTTCCATTAATGGAATTTGTTTTTCTAAATGATAATTTAAATTAGCTGTAATTACTGTATCTTGCAGCATTTTCATCGGACAAAGTTCTTGATTTTCAAATAAATCGATTAATTTAATCATATAATATAAATATTATTCATACTTGTTTGTTAGTTTTAATTCGCCAATTAGTCTCTTTTCGTTGTCATTTAAGTTTTTATCCAATTCAACACCTAAATCCTTTAACGTATAACTAACCCCAGTCTTTTTCTCTACATTCTTCATTATTTCTATAGTATCCACAACACTATCCAAAGTGGTCTTGTATTTACCAAATTCAACCGAAGAAGTCAAATTACTAAAATCAACAGATCTAGGAGCTATACCCTTTATTATTGATATTGCATATGAAGCAATATGTTCAAATACACTAAATATCGCGCTTGCAATTGGATTTGTAGCTGCCAAAAATCTCAATACCATAAAGCATATCAAGAATATTAATATGCCAGTAACCCCTATTGTCACAAACCTCTTCAAACCATACATGACACCGCCTAGACCCATCCAACTGTTTACTTCATTCACGGTAACCTGAAGGGCGTCTGCCTTTTTTGCCACCTGCGAAGCCTGTGTTTCCAATCCTTTTATTTGTTTTTCATACACATCTTCAATTTCTTTTTGTCTTACTTGAAGAGTCATAATCTCATCATCACGTTCTTTGAGTAGTTTACCGCCCTTTTGTTTTTCCTTTTCAACTTCACTATTCAATAGATCTGTGAGTTCTTTTATTTTGTTCAAATCATCGATATTTGGATTACCAGTGATGTTCAAAATTCTACCATTAAAGTCTATAGCAGTCTTGACTTGGACGGGCGGATTTGTAACAGATTTAAGAGAATAGTCAGTTCCACTAGCTAGTGTAGCAACTTGTTGTAACTTTTCACCTTCGTTTTTTGCCATTTCAACTCGGGTATTTGCAAGAACATCTTTGGTCTTTTGGACCTTTTCTACATTCGTAGATTTGCATCCGCTGACCAATAAAAATGATGTTAAAAATAGTGTAAATAGTTTTCTCATGTCTATAAATATCAATCCATACTATAAAAACTTGTATATTTCACCACTATAATATATGATACTAACATGTCAAAATATTGTGATACATCGTTAATTGACATCAAAAGTATCAATAAAAATGTTGCAAAAACACTTATTGAAAAAAATCATTACACTCACAAATGGAGTTTATGTACTGTAGCTTATGGTGTTTATCATAAAGAATATATAGAAAGCACATTCTTTGGTGGTTATAACGAAAAATTAATTGGCGTATTGATATACGGAAATGCAGTAGGTAGAAATGCCAGTACAAGCATATCTCCACTACTTACTAACAACAATGTACTAGAACTTACAAGACTGTGGATATCTGATGGTTATGGCAAGAATATTGAAAGCTATTGTATTGCTGAAAGTTTTAGATTATTAAACATCGAATATCCCCACATAAAATGTATATTAAGTTACGCTGACAGCGAGGTGGGTCATAAAGGTACAATATATCAAGCAACAGGATTCCTATATCAAGGGGATAATTATGTAGATATAGCACTAATGCCTAACTATAGTGTTAGTTTAAACGGTCCTCCTAATTATGAGTGGATACATAGTAGAAGTGTTTATGCTAGATGGAAAACACATAGTGTGGATAAACTAAAAGAACGTATAGGTAGAACATTTTGGCGCAAACGTGAAAGCGGTAAACATCGTTATATCAAGTTTATTGGCAACAAGATAGAAAATAAAAAGTTAGCTAAATCACTAAAACATAAAGTTCTACCTTACCCAAAAAATACTTCGTTCAAAGAAGAAGTAACGGAAATCCTTGTGGAAAATATCAATCAATTTTTTGAATAAAAAACCCCCAACCTTTCGGAAGGGGGTTTGTTTAATTAAAATTACTTATTAGAATTGACTTTAAAATTGTTATGACACCCAATTACATACTTTTGAGCCTCTTTATTATGAATCCATCCCTTTACTTTAATAGGATTGGGTTTTTTATTAACCTTCTTATACAACCTAAAAAAGTCTTCACACACTGTTAAAAACATAGAATCTAGATCATCTATATCTTCGTAATTATTTGGATTATATGTTGGAACTCCTAATATTTTATAGTCTTTCTTATCGTAATCATATGTTACTAATCCACCCACAATCTTAACCGTTATAAGAGATAAAGGTATAAGAGGTACGGTGTTATATATTAAAATATCGGTTGGATCTCCATCCTCGGATAAAGTTTGGGGTAAAAATCCATAACTGGCTGGATATTGAAGTGAACTAATTAAACATCTATCCAATCGTAACATGTTTAATTTAACATCATATTCATATTTTGCATTTGTATCTTTTGGTATTTCTACAATAGCATGAGCCTCAGTTGGAAACAGTATGGGTTGCGAAACATTAATTAAATTTTGTAGCATAAAACGGAGAACTAATATAAGTATATATAAATTTTATGATAATGTCAAATATATAAAAAACAAAAAAAACAAAAAAAAATTAATATTTTCTTTTATGTAATTTAATCGTGGTTAGTGATACACCATACTTTTCACTCAATTCGTTATTACTAAAATTACCACTCTTCAAATCATCAACAAATTCATTTTTTCTAAGCGCAAAGTTTCTCTTTTGTTCACTAATCTTACGTTTCATTTCATCACTCATAGCACCACGCTTTTTGCCTTTTAAGCCGTTATCATAACTGTAATTAATATTGCGATTAGCCAACTTTTCATTTCTCTCCTTATATTTAAGTGTACCAACGTCAGTACCATATTTAGCAACAAACCACTCTAATGTATAACGTCCTACAGCACGTTCTCGCTGTCTCTCCTTAGCCTCATCACTATGTTTTTTACCATGCATATGACCCACATTATTTGCAGCAGTCATATTTTCTAAGATTTTTTCTTTATTAGGATTATATGTAAAATTATCTCCACCGTTAGCTATTGGACTGATATTATAACCAATATCACGCATATAAGGTTTAAATATATCTAAATAAAATTGTTCTCGTTTAAATAATTCACTTTCATTCACATTCTCCAAAATAACAAATTCAAAACCAGACTCTCCATAAAAATCCCACGCATGTTGCAGCTTAGGATTGATATGTTTATTTTGCTTTAAATCGTTTTTGTGTTCCCACCAACGACGGTCAATATCTTTAGCAGAGCCAATGTAAAACTTACCATTTTTAATATTTGTTATTTTGTATACACCACTTTTCATATAATATAAGTATATACAAATTCTATGGTAATGTCAAATATTTTATTTATGTGCAACAAAAAACCCCAACTTTCGTTGGGGTTTTGAGTTATTTTAATTGAACCAAGAATTATACGGTGTCAAGATCACTGATAAGAACTTTTCCATAGAATTCGGGGCGCACTACCTTCTTAGCGTAGCGGGTCATTACGCCTCTACGTGGTGTGAAGTTAGTTGGGTCATAAACCAATGGAGTTTGGATTAGTGGAATATATGGAGCATATACTGCACCGGTTTCTAGGAAGTTGCTTC